ATGACATTATCAGAACTTTCTCTTACAAACGTAAGAGAAATGTACGATGGGTTGTATGGGTCACAGAAGAGGGGTGTTCCCTCCACTTTTTCTAATTATCATTTATTAGAAAAGTGTCCTTGGTTGGGTAGTTTATATATCTACCCAGTACTCAGAACAGAAATAGTTGTTTCTCAATTTCTTGATAAAGTAATTGAGGTGACAAGTAATACTGTTGAAATGAGTAAGACTTCTGCATTGGAACTCAAGAAATATATTTTAGGTTGTATTCCCGAAGACGGTAGAAAGGCTGCTAGAATAATTAAAATTGAAAAAGTTAATTTTAGTGATAAGTATTACTACTTTATTACTAAGAATAGTTTTTTCAATGATGTTATTCAGTTTTGTCTTTCCGAATTCGAGTCAATTATTGATATATTTCCTGATTTTCTTTATAGATTTAACTTTACTGATTTAAATAGTTTATTCTTTAACACTATTGTGCTTCCAGCTAAATCTTTGATCAAAGTAATTAAATTTCATACTGCTTCTTTTATGGCTAAGTATTTACACATGAAGGGTAAAGATGGAAAATTGATACAAAATCAATTACCACCTGAACCTGATTGTTTAATCGGTAAAAGAAGCTTCTTACTTTGGTCCGGTAACGTAAAAAGGTTTTTAAAAAACAAACTTAATACTAAGACTGATGGTTTAAAGTTATCCATTAACTTTTTACAAGGTATTAAACGTGCATGTGCCGTTATACCTGAATCTTTCTTATATGAGAGTGTTGTTGACCACGTTATTGCTATGTCTACACTTCCGAGCATCCCTGCAGAGAAGTTTGTACTGTATGACACTAGAACTGGTTTAATGGACGGTAAGATGTATAGTGATACTCCTTCCTGGGCAATTAGTAGAAAGTCTATTAATCCTTTGAAGGTATATTTTCAAAAATCACTATCCGCATTATCAAGGCCAAAATCAATAGATTATCTAACTCGTTTGAGAAGTAAGATATATGAGCCTTCCCATAACTCTAGCTTTGAGAAAAGTAGAGCTCAAGGGGGAGCATATTCTGAAATAATTGAAACTCTTAATTTACCTATTCTAAAGAAATCTATTTTTGGAAGGGGGGAAATTATTAATAAGAAAGAGTTTCAAGCTCCTGAGTTTGATATTGTTAAGGAAAGAGCTGTTGATTATCAGGCTCAAATTAATAGTAAGAATTTAGATATCGAAAACGATAATCTACTCATAAAAGAGTTTAAGGAGGCTTTTCCTAAAGAGCTTTCAGATCTTAAACTCGTTGAACAAGTAAAAATCAAGACCACTGTTATTCCTCTTAAGGAACCGATTAAAGTAAGAGTTATTACAAAAAGTGAAGCTCTACCTATGTATTATTCCAAAGGTTTTCAAAAATCAATGAAAGAATATATAGATAGATATCCACAATTTGTATTAACAACTAGACCTTTAATGATCAGTGATTTTGATAATACTTCTAATTTACTTAAAAAATTAGACATTAAGTATGGGATCTTTTCAGATTTTAAACTACATGTGTCTGGTGATTATAAGGCAGCTACTGATAATTTGAATATTAATTTTACAAAGTTGATATTTGAAGAATTGTTAGTCATCCTTAAAGTTCCAGAACCAGAAAAAGAAGTTTATAGATCTGTCCTATATGAGCAACATCTCTACTATCCTGCAGAATTTGCATCTAGACTTAAGGAAAAATTTCCTGACTTAGATGTAACCCCTAATAGTAATTTGTTCTCCATTTTTCAAAAGAATGGACAATTAATGGGTTCAATACTCTCATTTCCAGTTTTATGTTTAGCTAATTTATTATGTTATCATAAGAGTATGTTAGACTATATATATTTAAAGACAGGTAAAGAAGTTAAAATTTCTCTTTCTGATCTGCCAGTTCTCATTAATGGAGACGATATATATTTTAAGACTAATGAAGAGTTTTATGATATTTGGTTCAGAAATATAAGTAAAGTTGGTTTTAAACTTTCAGTTGGTAAGAATTATGTTCATCCAACTGTTTTTACTATCAATTCAACTTGTTTCACTGAATCAAATTCAGAGATTAAAGAAATTGGATATTTAAATAATGGTCTTTTATGTGGTTTCTCTAAATCAGGGTCTTTGAAAGAAAATCCTCCTTTATGGGATATATATAATAAATTGATTTCAGGTGCTAATAACCCTATTAATACCTTTAATCGTTTCTTGTATTACCACAAAGACGATATTAGACGTATAACATCTTCTAGAAAAGGTTCAGCTGGTGGTGATTTTAACTTATTCTTACCATTATTAATGGGAGGTTGTGGTTTTAATTATAATCCGGAAATACCTGTTTCCTTTACTAGATTCCAGTATCAAGTTTTTAATGATAGATTCAGACTTTTACAAAATAATGTCGGTATTCCAACCGATGTTTCTTTCGATTGTTTGAGAGTAAAGAAAGAATTAGATACTGGGGACCAAGAATTCGATAATCAAGAATTCCAAGGTGATGTTAGAAATTTAGTATGGCCTTTTATGACTCCTTACCCAGACAAATGGTATAAGAATGTACTTGAAAGTTCTATGTTTTCAACTATGTTTTCTAATACCTATAAAACTAATTATTTAGGTCTGAAATTACGTAATTTTAGATTGAAAAAGAAATTAGGTTCAATTTATCTTGGTGAGAAGTTTTTAGTAAAAGATTTTACATTTTGTCCTTTTATAATTTTAAAAGAGAAAGAAGAGATAATAACTAAGGAAAAGAATATCAGAACCATTCTACTTAAAGAATTACCATTTTATATGGATTGAGGTATACCTAGTATACCTAAAAGCGTATATTATGAATAAGAATTTAAATAGAAACAACTCAAAAGCAAATCTTAAAGTTAAGAAAAAGAATAATAAAAATACTATTAAACAAGGGGAGAGAAACCCCGAGATTAGTAACCATTTTTATAAAGCTTTATCTAAACCTTTTGATCCTAGGTCTTTAGGTTGTACAGTTCCTGATCCTTTTCCCTTCCCAACTGTCACTTATCATTTACATCAAACTTCAGTTATTTCTCAAGCTTCTGGAATAACAAGGGGTTCAGTGATGTTCTTGCCAAATCCTGTATTATCTATGGTAGACACATGGTCCATGAACCAAACAATACCTGGTAATTCGACTGGAATAAATTCTACTCCATTTAATCAATACGCTGCCATTGATGGTAGACGTTGTTTATATGGTGCTTGTTCCCCGACTGCCTTGTCTAATATTTTCTCCACCTACAGAGTTGTCTCATGGGGAGTGAAGATTAGTTGTTTACAACCGCAATTGAATGCTACTGGTAAACTAATTGTTGCATTGTTACCGATAGGAGATACTGTCCCTGCTTATAATAACTTAGCAAACTCTGTTATTATTGCATCGTCATTAACTTCTGTCACAGGATTACCTATTTCACAAATAGACTCTTCTAGTATCCTTGAATTGCCTACTGCAGTACAATTAACTGTGGGTGATTTATTGAAAGGAGATTTAGAGGTTTCCGGTATGTATACCAACTCTAATTTCTGGTCTTTTAAATCTACCAATCTTAATGGGTCCACCGCAACTTCAACTTTAGGAGATGAAGTTCAACAAGCAAGTGGAGTCGTTACGTCTATTGGTTATAAAGACGATACTAGGTGTGTGGGAGGATGTGCAATTGTTGCATATTGGGAAGGAGTACCTGCTGGGTCACTTGGTTGGCAATTTGAAACCATTTACCACCTAGAGGGTTCACCAGTTTTATCTGCTGGTGTTAATAATATTCCTATCTCATCCTCACCTCCAAGAGCAAATATAGGTTCTATGGCAACTGTTGAAAGTGCTATGAGTAATGCTTCTAAGCTAAGTAATGTTTACGAAATCATTAATACTGGAATGAATTTCCTTAATGATAACAAGAATATACTTAGAACTGGAGCATCACTTCTCGGAAGTATGTTATGAGTACTTTTAAGAGCTAACCAAGGATTCGTGATTCACACGACTCATCGATACATTTCTCTCTGAAGTGTACCCAACCTGATATACTCGCTTAGTATATCAGGGTTCGCGTATAAGGGCAATATAGTAAGTATA